TTTATGGGTTAGTTGCAAGTACCGAGGCGTGGGTGCCTTTATACCTAGTCCTCTGAGTGAGAACTCGGAGACCCACTAATTATATAATTAATCAATGAAAAGAAAGAAAAGATTAAATCCTTTCTCTCCAATCATTGAGCGATCATATATGGTATCACTCAATAACTCTACTGAGTTATTGGCTGTGCTGAGACGGTACGGGAGAATTTTCTCTCGTATTTTGTTTCAGCCCAGTCAGGTCTCATCGCGACTTCAGCTAATCACTAAATTTGGAAACATGCTGCTTCGACTTAAGAAGCATCATGGATCTACTTTTGTAGTAAAGTACCTAAAAGCCTGCAATGTAGCTCTGCTTCGTTTTCTCGGGGGAAAACCCTTGAAGACGATGCGGGAGCTAGAACCTGATCTACCTTTACCTGGGTTAACTCACCTTGGTTTACCAAAGTTTATTCCGGCGAGAGATCGCCGGGAACTTAGTAAACTAACTGTAAGTGTTGTTAGATGGTATTTAACTTTCTTTTCAGTGTATAGGATTCTATCCTGTACTCCGAAAGTGAAATTAAGTACTATCACACAACCATTTACAGGTAACAAGGAAAAGCTTGAGTATATTTCTCAGTGACTTGAAGATTTTACCTCCAAGTTCCTTATGAAGATTACTCAAGTTCCTGCGTTACGGGCTAGTCTAGGACTGGAGCGAGTACAGAAAGCTTCTCCAACTCATTCGGTATCCTGAAAGGGATTTCTGAATGATGTGTTGAAGTGGGAAGGAAAGTCCCAGTTCTATAACTATGCCTGTTGAGCAGGTCAAATGCCACTTTATTATGATTGGTTTATGATACTTAAATATCTTAAATCAATCAAGTGGGCATTTCCTGTCGCAGGTGTTAAGGGTCAATCTTCTTTGGGGCAGCTTGCTTTTAAAGAGGAAGCTGCTGGAAAGGTACGTGTTTTCGCGATGGTTGACGTATGGACTCAGTCCTTACTGAAACCGTTGCATGACACTCTTTTCCATATGTTCAAGTCATTACCAAATGACTCTACACATAACCAAGATGCTGGATTTCTCAGAGCAAAAGACAAGGCCATTAAACATGGTCACGCCTTTTGTTATGATTTATCGGCAGCAACGGATCGACTTCCTATCCAATTGCAGATAGCTGTCTTAAATTCTCTTTTCGGGTCGAAAGGCCCAAAAGAGGATACGACAGCTACTTCGTTTGGACAGGCCTGGGCGGACCTCCTGTGTGATCGTGATTATATAATTCCCAAAAACCCTTATGGGTTGGAGGAATTACCAATCCGATACGCTGTGGGGCAACCGATGGGAGCTCTGTCTTCTTGAGCTATGCTAAACCTGACTCATCATATGATCATTCAGATGATTGCCTTTGAGAAATCAAAGAAAATCACTTGAAATGAGGATTATGAGGTTTTAGGTGATGACATAGTCATTTATGATCCTGAGATCGCTTCCAG